GGACGCGCCGGGGTCACGCACAGCGGCCTCAGTGGGGCCGCTGGAGCCATGCCCGGGGTCAACAGGTGCTCCGGACCCTCGGCCCGGGAGAACGCCCTTCGCAGGCGTTTCTGAGGCGGGGTCAACGGGCGTACCCGGATCCACGGACGGCACGGCTTCATACCCGTACCTAGTCAGGAATTCTGCCGACCATACGCCGTAATACGGTGTCGTCGGGACAGGACGCAGCGGCGAGGCTGCGTCGAACGCTTCGCGCGCATGACCGCGCGACGAGTTGCACTCGTGGCAGGCGACCACGAGCCCATCGACCGGGGCGTCCCCCAGCGAGTCCGGGTCAACGTGGTCGAGCGTGCCGAGGTTGTACCCGGTTGGACCGGTCCACCGCACGACCTTCCCGCAGTAACGGCACTGATCGCCGTCACGGAAGATCACAGCAGCTTTCTTGTTCGGGTCGCGATTCTCCCGCGACCGTGCGCGGCGACGCATGACCTCCTCGCGCGGCTGAACGTGGATAAACTCCTCGTCCGTGAACAGGCGCAACTTCCTTTTGCCCTCCACTTCAACCCACGTGAGCAGGCCCGCGCCTACCGCTACGTCAATCAGGTGCGCACTCCGCGAACGATCGCCGTCACGGAAGGCCGCGCCCCTCTCGATAATTCCGTCGGTTAGGTGCTTGGCTGAGTAGGTCGCCAACGCCATGAGGAAACCGAACATCTCGGTAATCGAGATGTCCTCAGCACCCTCCACGTCGTACAGCGACATGAGCTTCGGGTGGCTCAGCGCTTCGTCGCCGACTCGTACCCAGGCCATTACTCGCCCTCCTTCATACTCGTTGTCTTGAACTCCGACTGCTCCCAGCCGTCCTCCGGGAACAGATCCCGAGGCCGAAACTCCGGAAAGTTGCGCCGCATCCAGTCGCGCTCAGTTTTCCGCTGGTACTCAGCCTCAAACCTGCGGAAGCACGGCTTACAGCGCGCATGCCCTGCAGCGAGAACCTCACCGCAGTCCGGGCAGTAGCGCTCCATCAGAACGGCGGCTCAGACGGGGCAGCAGGAGCGCCCCACGGATCATGCTGCGCCGCATCCAGCGACGCAGACGGTTGCCACCCGCCCGCATCCTGAACGGGCGCATGCCCCGCCCCGAAGCCGCCCGCGCTCGCGGGCTGTGCCTGGTTGCGGGTGACCTGTGCGCGTGCGCGGCGTAGGGAGGGGCCGACCTCGTCGACCTGCAGCTCAACGACCGTGCGACGTTCACCCTGCTGGGTGTCGTACGAGCGCTGGGTGAGGCGCCCCTGAACGATGACGCGCATGCCCTTACGCAGCGACTCGGCGACGTTCTCAGCGGTCTCGCGCCACACGGAGCAGCGCATAAAGAGGGTGTCGCCGTCGCGCCATTCGCCGGCGTTACGGTCGTAGGTTCTCGGCGTCGACGCGACGGTGAAGTCGGCGACGGCGGCGCCGGACTGCGTCCAGCGCAGTTCGGGGTCAGCGGTCAGGTTACCGATGACAGTGATGACGGTTTCTCCAGCCATTACTTGCTCTCTTTCTTCTCGGTGTCCGCGTACACGAGCACGCGGACCTCATACATTGGGAGGTTCAAGTGCTTCCCCGCTAGGTGTTCCGCGATGACGGTGTGCGGCCCGTCAAGGAAGCGATCCGCGTCATCGGGAAGCAGCCCTGCGTCGATCAGCCCGTCCATGAGGGCCTTCACCGTCGGAGCGAGGTTGCTGCGGTCACGCCGGCGCCTGTCTGGATACGCGAACTCCATCTCCACTCGAGCGTGCGTCAGTCCGAGGCGTGCGACGCCTTCACCCTCACGGCCAAGCAGGTAGCCCCACTGTCGGAGCTGCTTCGTGAGCCGCGAGCGCGCGGCCCAGTGCATCTTGTCGTTGGCGGTGATTAGCTTGCTGCGCGTCAGTGGCAGGACGCGCGATTCCCACACCAGCTGGGCGGTCATCCCAGATCCTCCTCTGTGAGCTGTTCGCCCGGCCTCGTGTACCAGGCTGTGAAGTCCTCCGGGATGCGGTTCGACAGACGCATACTGCCCGGGCGTGCGACGATCATGTCCCCCTCAAGCGCCCAGATCGTGTAGGTGTGCTCGACGAGCATCACCCGCCCGTCCGGCGTGAAGCCGCAACGCTTGCGCGCGCGTCGGGCGATCGCCTCCGCGTTCTCACGAGTCAGCCGGACCGCGCGGACGAGCGCGCGCTCCTGAAACTCTTTGACACCGGGGATGTCCTTTAGCGGGTCGATGCCGGTCATGCTGCCTCCTTAATGGCGATCTTGGTGAGCTGGTAGATAGCGGCGGCGCCTTGCTGCGGGACGACTCCATTCCCGAGGAGTCGCAGCTGCTGCTCCCGCGTCAGTCCGAGATCCTCGCCGGTCACATGTCCCTCGGGGATCCCCATGAGCCATTCGACGAAACGAGTCGAGAGCCGCGCTCGCCCCCCCTCGCGAGTCGGTGGGACAGTCGGAGCCGGAGCCGGACGCCCGAGTACCTGCTCCCAGCGCGCGATCGCGGGCGCGTACATGCCAAAATCGGTGTACTCGATCCGCGTCGCGAGCTTCGTCGCTTTCTCCGGCGGACGTCCGCTCGTCCGGGGAAGGCCCATAATCGCATCCGACGCAGACGGGGTCGGCAGCAGCTCGCGAGCCACCTCGTGAAGATTCGCGCCGTAGCCGATCGAGGAGGCCGTCGCGTTCGTCGCCTGCGGGGTCGGTAGTAGGCCCCCGGTCGCCAGTAAGCCGTTCTCGACGATGATCGCTAGGTCGGTTACTCGCTCGCGGCCCGGCTTCTTCTGCAGGTGTGCCTCGGGGGAGTTGCCCGAAGGCTGCGCGACCGGAGTCGGCAGCATCTGCACCGCCTGGCTCAGGCTCATGCCCGTCCCCTCCTGGTGCCGACCGGCCTTGTGGTCCGACGCAGTCGGCGTCGGAATCAGTGCGCTAGGTGCTCGATCTGGTCCGCAAGACTCACGGAGTGCCCGCCCTCCCTGCGCTTCTGTGGAGGCTGTGAGCCCCCGCAGCTGCCAAGGTTCGCCTGCGGGGTGACCAGTAAGGAAAAACCGCTCTCGCTGGTGAGGGGCGCCGCAGTCGGAAGCTCGGACAACACACCATTGCGCGTCATACCCGAGGCCGGCCAAGTCTCCGACCACACGTCCTGCCGCCCGGAGAGCAGGTCCATCTGCTCTGTCTCCCAGCAGTCGCGATTCTTGTTCCACCAGACTGAACGCTCCACTTGTCAGCGCTCCTCTCACGTTCTCCCAAATCACCAGACGCGGACGCAGCGTCTTGATTGCCTCGAACATCGACTCCCACAGACCCGACCTCGTCCCCGAGGCCATGCCCGCACGGCGACCTGCGAGACTCAGATCCTGACACGGCGAGCCGCCGCAGATGACGTCCACCGGCTCGACGGTCTCCCAGTCGATCTGCGTGATGTCCCCGAGGTTCGGCACACCCGGCCACCGCACCTCAGCAAGCCTGCACGGCCCCGTCTCAACATCACTCGTCCATGCGACACGCGCATCCGGGTCGAGCGCCATACGGACCGCCATATCTAGACCGCCGTAGCCAGTAAAGAGACTGCCGATCGTTGTCATTCTGCGACCTCGTCTCGGTCCCACATCCTGTAGTAGGGGTTCTCGAATTCGCGCTCTCCGCGCGGGTTTGCAATCTCCAAGAGGTCATCCGCGTGACACGGCTGATCAGCAGGACACCAGCACGCGAGATCGAGGCCCCAGAGATTCCGCGCCGCGCACCCAGCGACGAACCGCCCCTCTGCCGTGTGTCTGATCCACTCACGAAACTTCTCGACAGCCTCCGCAGGAGACTCGACGACAAAGGCGCCGCCATATTTAAGCTCAAACTGCGACCGAGCGACCCAAAACGGATTGCCGTAGAAGCTGCCCGGCCCTACATATTTCGCGTGAGCCGGTGTCCTCCAACCGCGCGCGCTGTGGCGCTGGATCCTGATCGGGAGCCTCATCGCTGCTCCTCAGCCCAGACGCCGACCTCCGCGAGCTCGGCAGGCGTGTATCCGCGCTCGCGGGTGAAGCTGATGACGGTTTTTGCGCAGGCTTTGTGGGTGAACGCTTCAATTGCGATCGCTTCGTTTTCGGCGTCGATTGTGATGCGGACGTTCGCGCCTTTCGGTGCGAGCTGGGTGCGGCAGACGGGGCAGCGGCGGTAGGCGTGGACGGTGCGCACGGTCTTGATCTCGATCACTTGTCGTCTCCCTCAACATCGGTCAGGTCGTAGATGTGGACGCCGCAGGCGGGGCAGCGGCGGAGTGTGTGCGGCGGCTGTGGTTCCTCGACGACGTCGTCAGGCTTGGCGACTTTGCCCGTGACCTTGACGAGTCGGAGCGCGTGCTGGACCGAGGGGGAGGGGCCGGATCGGATGACGAGTCCGCGGCGCTCGACTTCCTCGACGAACGCTGCGCAGGCCGTCGCAACAATGTGTGGCATCGGGAGATGCTGGTCCGTAATCTCCCACTCAACGCTCAGGAGTCCGGCGCCGCTCATTCTCCAGCCTCCTCGGTTGTGATCGCGGCGCCCTGCGCGACGTTGACGAGCTTGTCGACGGGGTCGCCGACCAGGAGCCGAATTTCGAGCGCCTCAGCATCGTTGCCGGCGTAGCGGTCTGCGACGGAGACGGCGGCTGCGGCGAGCTCGGCCGCAGCGGAGATGATCGCTTTCTGCAGCTCCTCGATACGGTCGAGGAGGTAAGCCATATCGACGGCGGAATTCTGATCGAAGGCAGCGACAGCGTCTGTGTAGGCCTTCGCGATCGCGGCGCGATCTGCGCCTGCGTAGCTGCGCCCAGCGAACGCCACGGCGTTCAGCCTGTCCTTGATCTCGTTGATGGTGGTCATTGATGGTCCTTCTCTAGGGGTTCTTGCCCTGCACTCGCTGGTGCGGGCTTCGTGCCCGCCCGGGACTCGCACCCGGGGGTCTGCTCGTCGGGCTGCGCGGTCTTATAGCCGGTCCCGCCGTGTTTTTCTTGGTTTGCGGGTGGCCTCCCCGTGGCCGCGCTCAGCGGGGAGCAGACGGGGGGACTAGTCGACGTCGTCGACGTACTCGCACTCGCCGTTATTGAGCTTCTCGCAGGCTTCCTGAGCCTTATCGACGATCTCCTGGTAGATGTCCCGCTTCGCGCTGATCGCTTCGCGAGCGAGGCGACGCGCGTTCACATCGTGCAGCTTCTGCGTGAGCTCCAGATCCTCATCCGCAGCGAGGACAGCCTCCTGTGCATCCCAGCGGATCAGCTTCGCTTGCTCGGCATCGAGGTAAACGGCAACGTGTGCGACCTTCATGATTCGTCCTTGCTCATTCCCGAGACCGCGACTGATGCCCGCATGGCGTCGGCCATCAGCGCGGTACTGCGGGCAAGCGTCCCTGTACTCTGCAAGCCCTGATTGCCCTTCTCACCCAGGATCGCGAGTGTCAGAGCGTTGCCGACTCTGAGGTACGCGTCCGCGAGCGCGCGTTCCCCTCTGTTGGTGGTCCCGCCAATTTCTGCGGTCTTGTCTGAGAGCATCGCATTGAAGGCTGTGGTGCCGGCGCGCTCTGCTAGCAGGACGGCTGCGATTGCTGCGTCGACCTGGTTAAGCTCGACGGTGATCTTCTTCTTGAACCTCATATTTCGTCTCCTTCGTTGATTAGGCGGTCGGGGCTATGCGACGGGCGGCATCATCTTGTCGAGCGGCTCGGCGGGAAGCGTCGCGGCGATCTGCCTTGCGAGGGCCTCGTAGGAGTCGCCGGCGTCGAGCGTCCTGCAGATTTCGTCGATGATCTTCGTCATCATCTCCTGCTCGTGGATGAGCGCTTTGCTAGCGGCGCGCCTAGCCAGGATGGTGTGAAGCTCGTTGGTGTCCTGGCGGTCTACATCGGCGGCGCTTCTTTCCTGGTCTAGGAACGCGCGCAGCCACGTCACGTCGTCGAGCGTGAGGGTGAGTGTCACCGGGTTTGTGAGGTGCTTTGCGCTCATCGGGCGGTCTCCTCTTCGGGCTTACGGCCTTCAAGCAGGTGGAGGATGAGCAGGCCAGCGCCTGCGCCGCCCATGATTGCGCCGATCATCAGGAGCAGGCCGTTGGCGGTCGCGCCGGTCTTGGCGAGGCGCTCCTGCGGGTCAGGGGCGGTCGTCGGCGCGGGCGCGGGCTTCACGGTGTCCGGGGTCGGCTCAGGCGTGGGGGTCGGAGCGGACTGCGGCTCATCCGAGGGAGTCGGAACCGGAACCGGGGCCGGGGTCGGCTTCGGTGACGGCTTCGGGAGAGGAGAGGGAACAGGCGCAGGCGTCGGCATACTCGGGTCAGGCGTGGGGACCGGTGCGGGCTGAGGCTTGGTCTTGCCGTCGCCGTCTGTACCGCCCGAGGCCTTGATCGTCGCGGTTGCCTCAAGGCTCTGGCCGTTGATCGTCGCTCGGTTGGTGTAGGCGTCCTGACCCTCGACGTGAGGGGTCGCCGCAGGATAGACGACGCAGACCAGCGAGCCGGCGGGCGGCGTGAACGTCAGCACGTGCGCGGACTCGTCGAGAGACCCGTCAGTCCAGGTCGTAGTCGCCGGATCCCAGGTCGGGCCCGACGTGCACTTCACGGCCTTCGGGAGAGCGTTCGTCTCGTCCGTCAGCGTGTAGGTCTTGCCTGCCTCGACGGCCCACTTGATGCCCCAGCTGATCGACTTGTCGGCATTGGTCCACCCGAATTTGATCGTCTCTGGTGCCGCGTACTCGAAGTGCGCGGGCGACGCGCAATCGTTCGAGCAGGTGCCCGAGCCGTCACGGTCGCCCCAGACGAGCGTGCGAGTGACTTTGCCGTTGACGACGATCTGCGTGTCCTCGGTGCCGACTGCGGCGTCCGAAAGACGCGCGCGGGCATGGAAGTTTCCGGTCACGTCGGTCTTGTCCGCGTAGGCGGAGGGAACGTCCGTGACTGTGCAGGTCAGCGTCGCCTCGTCGGCGGCGCAGTCGCCGATCTTGGTCCCGTCGTCGAGGACGAACGGGAACGAGGCCAGCCACTTGAAGCCGCCGTCCTTGCTGGCTACCGTGAACTGCTGGCCGACCGCGAGCTTCGGCGCGGACCAGGTGCCCTCGACGGTCACCTCAGACGAGGTCTGCCTGGAGGATGAGGTCGCCTTGGTGACCTGCGCGGTCATGGCCGGCGCGGCCTCGTCGGCGGCATATGCGGCGCCGTAGGGCAGCGCGAGCGCTGCGAGGGTGAGGGCAGTGCCTGCCGCCCAGATCTTCTTCGTGGTCATCGGTCTGTCTCCTTGTGGTGTTTTTTGTTGAGGGGTAGTAGGTGAGCCCGCGCGGGGCGCGGTTCTGGGAGTCGTGAGCCTCGGTGGGATACGCGAGCGCTCGCTTCCTTGCCTGCCGCACGATCTCCCGTGCGGCTTCGTCGTGGCAGGGGCGGTCGTCGGACGCTTCGAGGCGGAGTGACTGAGGCATCGGCATCAGGCCCGCGCCTCCACGCTCGGCTCATCGAGCCGCAGCACTTCGAGGGTCACGTGAATCTGCTGGCGATCAAGATCGACCGCGATCTTCGGCGTATCGAGCGCGAAGCAATTGTTCAGCTCGGCCTCGATAATGACGTCCTGCGTCGCCAGGCAGATCAGGTGAGGCAGCGGCGCTTCTCCGTCGACGTCGTAGTAGTCGAAGTCGACGTGACGCTCGAGTAGCGTTGTCCCCTTCGCGCGGGCCTTCGATGCGGCGCGCTGCATGCGAGCGGCGATCTCCTCGATGGAGGCCGCGCGCGATGCCCCTCGGACTGCGATCCAGGTGAGCAGTCCGCATCCGACGAAGAGGAGGACAACAGCGAGGAAGATGATCGAGGCGTTCACAGCCGGCCCGCCTTCCAGTCCGCACGGATCAAACAGACCGCGAGCGCGAGGAGGCCGAGGGCCGGGAAGAAGGTCCACTCGGGGAGGCCGTCGGGGTTGCCGAGGCCCCGCATCGCGAAACCGAGGGTGAGGGCGGCGGCGAGTGACGCGCCTCCGATGAGGGTTCGCCAGGGCCGCAGGTGGCGGCGGCGTGTGTTAGGCTTGTTCACGGAATCTTCTTTCTCTAGGGGTTCTGCTGCTCCCAGCGCTTCTACCGCTGGGAGCTCTTCTTTTCAGTGAGGCCGGAGCCGAGGCTCTGGCACTGGCGGTTGAGATCGTCGCCGCTGTAGCGGACTGAGCGTCCGATCTTGATTGCGGCGACTTTGCCTTCGACTCCGAGGCGCTCGACGGTTGAGCGGGAGAGGCTGAGGGTGTCCTGGACCTGCTGGGCTGAGTACCAGCGGTCGGGTGCGAACGGGGCGACTGTGGTCATTTCCTTGACACCGCCTTGTCGATCTTTTCGGCGATCCGTTCACCTGCGTCGAGGCCCATATCAGCGAGCGCTTCAAGCGAGTCGAGTGCTGCCTCGAACGCGCGTCCGCCGCAGACAAACAGGAGGTATCCGACGCAGAAGAAGACCGGGATTGCGGCGACCGCGATAATCATGCAGATGATCACCATGTAGGCGTCGCGCATGACGGCTCATCCTCGTCGTAGATACTGCCGTGGGCTGCACTGATGAGAATGACGCCGGTCGGCTTATCCGCTATCGCGTATTTCCCATCTTCGACCTCCTTGTACTTGAGGTCACTGGTGCATTCGGCGCGTTCGCGTTCGACGCGTTCGCGTTCGCGTTCGGCGTGGTCGCGTTCGCGTTCGGCGCGTTCGCGTTCGGCGCGTTCGACGCGGTTGAGGAGGTCTCGGACTGTGATGCCGAGGACTTCCGCGAGGCGCTCAACTTCCGGCAAGGTCAGATCTCGGCGGGCATTGAGCTTGAGGGACAGGCTCGCGCGGCTCATACGAGCGCGGGCAGCAAGCTCCGTCTGAGAGATGCCCAGCTCACGGGCCATGCTCTTGATTACGGCTGCGACC